AAGCCATGAAAAATTACTCCAGCACCGCTTTGACCAGTTAAATATATGCCAAATCCATTTGTGTAATTATTTGTGCCAACAGTATTACCAAATGCACTAGCCGCACTTAAATATCCGCTAGAAACAAATCCACCGCTTGTACCAAGCCTAATTAAAAAATCACTAGAACCATTACCGCTAATACCTTGAAGCATTACAGTAATACGCTTTACCCAGCTAGGGATAGAAGTAAAAGTAATGCTTGTACCACTTGTAGAAGCTACGGCAGTACCAGCAATAAACGCACCGCTATTGTCTAAAACACCCGAAGTGCCAGAAAGTTGTAATGGCATGATTACACTCCAGCTTTAAGGCTACGCAATTGCTCTAAAGTCGTTGCAGAGAAATTAGTAATATCACGCAATCTTTGTTTTTCAGCAACGATAGCAGTAGTATCTGCACCTGATTCTAAGGCTCTTTGGAACGCTACATCTTGTGCTTGCAACAAAGGCTCACGCTCTGCTCTTAGACGCTTCTTAGTAATTTCTACGGCTTTGGCTAGGCCAACAGTTACTACTCCGTCAGCTAGTTCCCAAGCATTGTAAAAATCATTAGCGGTTGGAAGTGCTGAAGAATCAACAATGATTGCACCTTTAGGGCAGTCTTTAGCTAATACAGCTTCAATGCTGATTTCGCCAGTAGGGATGCAAGTAGATACACCACCATTAGAGTTTGAAAATATGATTACTTGTGTCATTTTAAGTCCTTTAAGTTCCAAAGATTGTTGCATTAACAATGCCTGAGTCAATATTACCTACCCCTGACCTAGCGCAAGTAATACTTACAGTTGTTGTTGTAGGGCTTGTACCAAATTTTATGTTAATTGCCATATCAGCATTTGTGCCTTGATAATCGTTTCTACAACCTAAAACTGTGTTGTAGTTAGCATTGGCTAAAGCATTGGTAAATGTAATTGTGTAATCGCCAGTAGTGTTTTTTGTCAAAGAACTTACATTGTAAGAATTTGTTATTGTTGATGCAGTTCCGTTAAATCTTACCCATGCTTTTGCAGAACCTTGAATACAGTTAGTAGAAGAAGTGCTATTAGTGCCGTCTGATAGCGTTGATATTGTTAGTGTGCCAGCCATGATTTATCCTTATGAACTTAATATTGCAACGCAAGCATTTACGCAGTTATTAGGAGAACCAGCAGATGCTCTTGAGCCACCATAACCAGTAATTACTCGAACCGCTGAAGATGTTGGTGCTGTTGAAGGAGTTACGCATAGCGAAAATGGTCCATTTCCAGGGTCGCTTCTTGATGCAGTACCAGCAATCACATAGTTTGCACTAGGCATAGAAGTGGTAAAAGTAACTGTGTAATCGCCTGTGCCATTGACTGTAATGCTAGATACATTGTAAGAAGTAACTATTGTGCCAGCAGTATTACCATCGCCACCAGTAAAGTTTACCCATGCTTTAGCAATACCAGTCATGCCATTCTGAGTAGCTAATACTCCTGTATCGTTATTAAGTGTGCTGATTGTAATTTTGCCAGCCATAATTTATCCTTAGACGATGACCCAACCAGCACCAGTTTCTACTGTGACTGTGAATCCTGTATTAATTGTGATTGGACCAGCAGAGAGTCCGTTGTTACCAGCAGTAACTGTGACATTCTCTGCAATAGTGTTTGAGTTATAAGCAATAGCTTTAGTAGCAGCAGTACCAAAGTATTGACCGCCTCCACTAGCTGTAGTCCACGCTGGTTTACCAGACACAACACTTAATACTTGACTAGTAGTACCAATTGGAAGTCTTGCTGCTAAACCGCCTGTTTCCTCGTAAAGAATATCACCTAGTGTAGTGAGTGGGCTAAGTGCATTGAAAGCATTTACAGCAGTTGTTTGTCCTGTACCGCCATTGGCAATTGCTAAAGTACCCGCAAGAGTAATTGCTCCTGTAGATGCTGTGCTGGGTGTAAACCCTGTTGTACCTGCAGAGAAAGTAGTTACTCCGCCAGCAGAGCCATTAGAAGCAGCAGTAATACGACCTTGTGCGTCAACAGTAATATTAGCATTAGTATATGCTGCTGGAGTTACAGTAGTATTTGCTAGAGAAAGTGCAGGAGTTGTTCCGCCACTTGAAACTATTGGAGCAGTTCCAGTAACAGAAGTAACTGCAGAACCCCAAGAGGTAGTAGTACCGTTAGTAGTTAAAAACTTACCAGAGTTACCTGTTTGACTTGGTGTATAGGATGCTGCAAGTGTTGCTGAATTAGCAGCGTTAGTTGCTGAAGTAGCAGCATTACTAGCTGAGTTACTTGCATTAGTAGCTTGTGTTGTAGCAGTCGATGCAGAAGTGCTTGCAGAAGTCGCAGAGGCTGCAGCGTTCGTAGCTGAGGTACTAGCATTACTAGCTTGTGTAGACGCTGTAGTGGCACTCGTAGCAGCGTTAGAAGCCTGTGTAGTTGCTATGCCTGCTTGAGTAGTTGCTGTGCTTGCTGATGTTCCTGCACTTGTAGCGCTGGCTGCTGCATTAGTTGCAGAAGTGCTGGCACTAGAGGCTGAAGAAGTTGCTGAAGTAGCACTTCCTGCTGCGGATGTAGCTGAGCTTGCTGCATTGGTTGCAGAAGTGGAAGCAGCCGATGCACTGCTTGAAGCGTTTGATGCTTGAGTGCTTGCTGTAGTGGCTGAGTTGGCTGCGTTAGTTGCTGAAGTGCTTGCTCCAGATGCGGAAGTGGAAGCATTAGTTGCCTGAGTAGTTGCTGTAGTAGCAGAATTGGATGCACTTGTTGCTGAAGCTGCAGCAGCAGTTGCTGACGTAGATGCTTCAGAGGCTTTAGTAGTAGCTGTAGACGCACTGTTAGATGCGTTAGTCGCTGATGTGCTTGCTGAAGAAGCAGAGTTACTGGCATTGGTTGCAGAACTAGCTGCGTTAGTTGCTGAAGTTGATGCATTACTTGCTGAAGTTGAAGCAGCAGTTGCAGAGGCAGCAGCAGCGTCTGCATCGGCTTGTACCTCAACAGCTAGTTCACGAACTAGTAAGGCTTCACTAGATGAGTCTGCTGTAGCATCTCCTGAGCCACCTGCACCCCTATAAATGGACATTCAAACTCCTTGTGTTTATTTTGTTTAAAGACTCTTTAATATAGAATATACAATTAAAGAATACTTAAACAAAACCACCTCCGAAGAGGTGATCTTGAGTTACTTCTTAACCGTTAACAGCTAATACGAAACCAGCTTCTGGACGTACAACTTTAACACCGTAGAGTGTATCTGCAGTATAAAGAGTAGACAAGTATTCTTGTTTGTATTGAATCTGTGAACGAACACCTAATTGCTCAGCCAATACCATAGTATCTTTATGAGCTAATACGGCTGCTTTAACATCACCACCAGCAGTGTTGTTAGCATCAGTTTCGATGGTTGGGCAGTTGCTTGATACATAGATGTCGATACCATACAAGCTACCGATCATACCATTGTTAACACCACGACCATCAACGAAGTCAGAGCTATTGTAACGATCGATACCGAGAATAGCTTGACGAACTGAAGGAGGAACAACGAAGAAACGACCATCCATAGGAACATCAGCGTCATCCATCTTCTTGATCAAAGCACGGAAAACCGCATCAGTGAAAGTAGAAGTAGAAGCTACTGTGTCTTCAGCGTATGCACCCAAGGCTGTACCAGCGTTTGAGTAGAATGTTGCACTGTTAGTCCAGTCAGAGCCATCACCATCACCAAAGGATTTACCTAAAGCAAACAATGTGTCATCAACTTTCTTAGACAAAGCATAACCAGCATCTTCTGTGTAGAAGCGACGGAGTGATGCTAAAGCTTGAACTTCAACGATGTCCTCAATGAAACGTGAGTATTCGAAGTGCTGGTCTACAGAAACTAGAACTTCTGTCTCTGTATCAGCTTGGATAGTTACTGCTGTGTTTGCTGCTTTAGCGAAAGCAGAACCACGAGTTGGCTTAGGAATGTGAAGTACATCACCTTTCTTGCCCTTCATGGTCATCTTGTTAACTAGGTTAGCGAGAACCAAGTTCTTTTGATAAGCAGCGATAACTTCATCAGACCAAATTTCTGGAATGAACTTGTCTGCTTGAGTCTTTGCTACGATTGTACCACTACCACCTGGATATGCGATTGAAGCCATTTTGTAAATCTCCTAAATATAAATTAAAATTAACGAACCCGACCTTCTGCGTAAGCATTCAGAATATCATCTGCCATACTTTCGTAACGTCTAGGATCTTGCATTCTTAAGCGAATTAAGTCTGCACGACGATAAATGGGTTTAGTTGACTCGCCTGTACCACCTTGTTGAACGGCTGCAGTTTTAAGTGCTTTACTTCTAGCTTCACCATCAGACTTCTTCAACGACTCATCAGCAGCTTGGGTTGTTTGCTGTTGTTGGTCTTTAATACCTTTAATAGACTTGTAAGTCCCTAAAAGTTCTAATGCTGCATCTGCGTCATAATTCTCAGCTTGTATTAACATGTTAGTACGAATCTTAGAATCTTTAACCCAGTTCAGAAAGTCTTCCGACTGCGCTACACTTAAATAATCAGGATGAGCTTTTTCAATCTGCTGTAGTGTAGCTTGCTGAGCATTTAAAGCTTGCTGTTGAGCTAACTGCTTTAGAATTGGGTTATTCTCTACTGCCTGATTCACTGCTTTGGCAGGGTCTTCATACCAATCAATCTCTTGTGCTTGTACTGGCTGTGAGTCGTGCTTGGATTCGAGTTGTTGCTTTAAAAGGGAATCAGCCAGCTTGCGTACTTCCCCAACTTCTTGTGCTTGACGACCTATTAGCTTTTCAGCTTCTTGGTGCATCTTGACAATCTCATCAAGACTTTTGCCTTTGTACTTTTCAGGTACTTCAGGTTCTGTAACTTGCTCAGTATTTACTACTTCTTGAGTAGGTTCTAAACTAGTTGTTTCTTGGTGTGCTGTTGGGTCAGCATAAACTTCAGTTGATTCTTCTTGTTGCAGTTCGATAAAATTAGCAGCCATGTATATACTCCTGTCGCAATGCGATTTTAGGATAATTTAAAAAATGATTCGGTGGTCAAGAGTCCACTTATGAATCGATTAACTATTTGTTTTCCTCTCCAATGCCAGCTTCTCAGCTCTCATTCTGCTCCACTTTGCTGTTGCTCCAGGGAACTGCCCACTAAGAGGATCTAAAGATATCTTAGCAGGGGAGATGATGCGAGTTGTTTTCTCGCCACACACATCACATGTAGTCTCTTTAACCGTCTCATCGACGAAAGACTCCATTAGATGATTCTTTTCACACTGAAAGTCGTAAAGCCTACGAGTCACTTGAAATCTCTTCCTGTAACTGTTCGTATACTTCTGTACTAGACTCTCTAAGTGTCTTAATCCAATTCATGATGGACATTTCGCCCTTCCTGAAGTGGAGTTGTTGTTCTGTATCGATTCCTCTTACTGTATCAGTAGTAGAAATCATTAATTCTAAGTCTTCTAAGAGATCCTGCCACCCTTTGGTAGCCATCATCTCAAAGCGATTCTCGTAATAGGTCTGCAGCTCTCGATTCATTTTACTTTTTCCTTGACAAGGGAGCAAATGTGTGTTAGTATGTTAATATTATAACACAGATTTACTCAAAAGTCAAGTACTTTTTACATTTTTAACAGTTTTGCTTGCTTTTCAAACTGTTTGTTAGCCATCTGCATCTGAGCAATACGCTCATTAGATAGGATATCAGCTTGTTTAAGGTTGATATTAGCTATCTTCTCAGCTTGAGTGAAGGCATCAGGTCCATTAGCTTTAGATTGAGCCTCTGCAGCCTTGATTTGTAGCTCTGTTGGCATCAACTGAGTCTCTACACCAGCTTGTTGTGCGTTAGCTTGTGCAAGAGCAGCTTCTGCTTGAGTCTTTTGCAGGTTAGCTTGTAGTTGTTGGATCTGTAACTGCTGCATTACCTGCTGTACTTGTGCTTGTTCAGGGTTAGGTTCGCTCATTTGCTTCAATCCAGCGATGATTTCTTCACGATTAGACAAACTAGAGCCTTGGATTACACCTTGTAACAATACTGGAGTAATAGGAGAGTCGCCTAAAGTAGACATCAAGCCCATCATCTGCTGTTGTTCGTACTCACGAGCTACCATTCCTAAGCTAGATACTGGGAGGAATACATAATCCTTAACTGGATAACGCTCAGGATCAAACTGCATGAATCTCCAAGCAGCTTTAGTAATGAATGGAACTAGGAAGTCTTCTTGGAAGTTGATAAGGGTTCTTTTATTCTTCTTCATAAGCCCTGAGAGAGCCATAGAGAGTCCTGCACCACTTGCCTCACCCCCCGCTACCTGACCTGGCATAGAAGAGCTGTCAATCGTTCCTGTAGCTTGTAGGAGCATTGCTTGGAAGTTCTGTGCTGTTTGGAAGTTCTGTGGATCTGTAGAACCAAACTTGAATGGCATCATAATCTCGTTAGGATTACCATTAACCAACATGTTCTTACCAGGACGTACTTCATATTTAGCACCACGAGGTAGACGTGTAGCGTCCATAGCCATCATAGGAGCTGTTGTAAGGGCTAGTGAGTCTAAGTGGCTACGTACCTGAGCATCGATAGCCTTCTGCATGTTGTAGCCCTTCTCTGCAGTACCACGACCCCAGAAACGACCTGGCATTGAGTCTGCTTGATAGGCAACAATAGGTCTATCGTTCATCATGTAAGGTGATTCTTCAGCTTTGAGAAGCCAAGTATCGTCAGCAATAACAACGATAGCCTCTACTAGATCCTCATAGTCCTTAGCTTCAGAGCCTTCAGGGAACAAATCAATTACTTCTTCTCCGTCTTTCTTCTGAAGACCTTTAAGTAAGCTTTTAGGGACTTTACCGTAGTAGCGAACAACTCGTACTTTGTCGTCTTGACGCTGTGTTGTTTCTTGTGTAGGCTCTAGCTTCATGTCGTCATAAGCAGGAGTAATACCTACTTTACGATATGTACCGTCAACCATGCCTTGAATGATAGTGTGATAAGCTACATACTCTTCAATAGCTACACCTAGTGAGCTTTCTACATCTTTAGCATTAGGTTCAATAAGGAAGTTACGTGGGTTGATAGGATTTAACTCTACCATGAACTTCTGCTTCTCGTTGACACCAATAGCAGCCATGTTAGAGCCAGGGATAGGCTGAGTAGCTGGAGTCATTACAGTCTTCTCTGCTACGATGATCTCACCGATACCAGTACCATAGAGTTCACCTAGAAGAATAATCTGGTCTAAAGACTTCTTAACCTTAGAAAACTTAAAGTCTTCATGCATCTGAGTACGTACAAGCTGCATATCAGCTTTCTCAGGATCTTGTTGGTCATCAATGATATCAAACCATTCACCACGACCAAACACAGCTTCAGAGATCTCAGCTTGCTTAGATTCTACTGCTTGCTGAAGAGCTGGAGTAATTAGACGACTACGCTCTGAATCACGAGTCTTATCTGCAGCATCCCATATACCTCTCCATAGACGCTCATACTCTTCCCACTTGTCTAGGTAGTTAACATTACGATGATCTCTCCAGCCATTACAATGGTCAACAACAAAGGATACTAGGTCTTTATCTTCAGTCGTTACTTCGTCTTCTTTAAATTCAGCCATTATTTCAATTCCTCTGTGGTATCATCGATAGACGACTTGTTTAAATTAATATAGATATTGACTGCTGGTTTGCTTTCTTCTTCAGCATCTACTCGTTCATCGTCCATTGGACCGCCCATCTCTTGAGCATCGCAGGTACGTACAGGGGAACAAGTAATATCAAATTTCTCGCAGTAAGCTACTGGTTTAGATTCAATGTCAGCCCACTTAGGTTCTAGGGGCAGAGCAGAAGCTTTTAAGTTCTTTGCAGGACCAGCATCGATACAGTCTTCAATCTCAGAAGTGTTGTAGTAGTACTCACAGTTAGCACATAGACGACCACGAGCATCGCCTTCAGGTACACCCCATAGAACTCCTTTAGCTGCCCAGAACTCGTTGTTAGGCTGACGAGGATCTGCAGGACCTAAGTTGTATTCTTCAATAGTGCTTAGGTGGTTCTTAATGTTAAGGGAGTTGCTCTGTAGAGCGAGAGGGCAATTATCTAGTTCGTTCATTAGTATCCTGCTACAAAGTCCATCGGTTCATATTCATCTTCATCATCATCTGAGAAGTACGAAGTTACAGCTAATTGATCTACATAGGACAGGGCATCAATCAAGTCATCATGTACTTGAGGAGTAGGGAACATTAGTAACTGGTCTTGGAACTCTTTCCAGTCTTCCTCTTCGTTAAGGATAACCTTACCATGCTCAAACCTACCTTGTAATGCCCAGACAATACGCTCAGTCTTTTGCTTACCACCGTGAGTTAAATCCTGAATAGTAGCATAGGTATTCTTAGACCTCATCAGATCGCTTAGATAGGGCAACACAGCGTTTCTAACAGTGCCTCGCTCCATCCCTACACCTACAGGTTCAAACTCCTGTATGTTCTTTAAAATGCGATTGGCAGCGTCTTTAACATCCCACCTACCATGTTCAATTTTTTTAACAAACCAAACACCATCATCAGTTACTTTAACTACTGCGATTGCTGATTCGTCTAATCTTTTCTTGCGAGTCTCAGAGTAGTTGGTATTAGTAAATCCAGCTAAGTCGATTGCTAGATACCAGACACCATCATCAGGCTCTTCCCCAAACTTAATCCACTTCTCTTTGAAGAGGTCTGTACCAGCGTTATCAAAGGAAGCCTCATACTCCTGCTTGAAGGAGAAGCTACTTAAAGTCTTCTTAGCACCTTCAATCTCTTTAGGATCAATCAGTGGATTATCTTTGGTAGTAAAGTGCCAAGACTTCCACTCTTCATCTGTACCATCAAGACCAAGGTTATACATATCGTAGAACCAGTTACGTCCTTTAGGTGTCCCAATAAATAATGCAGAACCTTTTTTATCAGAAAGAGAAGCTCTTAATACTTTCTCCCAGGTTTCTGATTTAATGTCAGCTACTTCATCAAGCACCAAATAAGTAAGACTGACACCACGCAAAGTGTCTGGACGATCTGATCCTCTAACATATATCTTTGCTCCATTGATTAATGTGATATCCATATTATTCACATGACTACTCTGAATAACATCTCTACCTAGTTCCATTAATACATCCCAGATAATCTGTCTTGCTTGTCCCTGGGTGGGTGCTACATACATTACAGCAGAACCTTGTGGACAACGAAGTCCTTCTACTAATAATGCTACAGCAGATAATCTTGATTTACCGCATCGTCGTCCAGCAACAATAACTTTAAATCTGGTTTTATTCTGAAATACTTCTTTTTGCCAAGGCAGTAACTCAAAACTCAGGTTCATGTTAATGAATCCTGTTCATTATCAACCTCAGTATAATCTACAATCTCTGCTTCAATCTCTTCTACTGCTTCAATCTTAGTTTCACCTAATCCAGTAATATTAATAGTTACTGCATTACGTTGTCCCTTAGCATCCTTTTCAAATAATGATGTAGGTAATAATCTATCCATACACATCTTTAAAGCTGCTATCTGATCTTTGTCATCGTCATCTAATGCTTTACGAATAACAGTATCTATAATCTTAGTACCACTAGAACTAAGTAGTCTAGCTTTGAATTCTTGTATTCTCTGTGCATCTCCTGCAGGTCTACCTACTTTGCCTGGCTTCTTCTTGCTCTCCACAAGAGACTTAGGAGGACGACCTCTCCTACGAGGGACTGTGGGAGACAACTCCACCTCTTTAAGAGAGACATCATCTTCAGACATTAAGAACCTTTTCTTTACCTGCTATCGCAGAGAACAAAAAACAAATAGAATTCAATACACTATATAGTTACTACTTAGTTTGTAACTTAGTTTTACTGCACTCTTCAGAGGTTTAGTTGTCTTTTATTGTTGTTTTTTCAACTTAGCATCTTCTTAGTATAACTATTATACCATAACTTCTTTGATTTGTCAAGCTTTATTTTACTTATCTTACATTGTGGACTACGTTGCACATCTTATGAACCCCTCTATAGGGAGTCTATGCGGGTCTGGGGAGCTATGCTTGCACGTATTCCGCAGTAGTCTACTCTGTCCCTTTTAAGTGTTGTTATTATACACTATACAACTATGTATAATATATAACTAAGTCTTTGATTTATAAGGATATTCTTTATTGTAAAGTACTTAGTAGTTATTGTCAAGTTTTCTTAATTAATTGTAAAGTTTAATTCTCCTTCTCGTGAATTTAGGAGCCTGAGTCAAAAATCTAAAAGCTAATTAGCCCCACCCCCCCTGTCAATTTCACAATATGAAATAGCATTTCATTATATGGCATGAATTAGGGTAAATACCTATTGACAAGGATATGCAAAATATGCTAAGCAATAATACTTGAGTATTTTAGTAGGGTATTACAGATTTATATTGACAAGTAGATGAGATTATGATAGTCACTATAGACTACTATTGAGATCTACCACAATCTACCAAGATAAGCAATAGATCACTAATAACCACAATCTAATTAGGGTTATTCAGATATCAGTAGTCATATGCCTAATAATTAAGCAGATCTATTTAAAACGATTTTAAGGGCATTTATAGACGTTTTAGTCTATTTCTATACCTTACTATCAACCATAGGACGATCTCGATTTTACAGGGTAAACCCTTAAGGGTAAACACCTACTAAATAATTGTTGACATTGCTATAGATTAGTATATAGTTACTACATAGCAGGAAATAATCAACACTTAATAGGAGCAATACAAAATGAATAAACTACTAGTAAGCTTTAAGAATGATCCAACTGAAGCAAACAGAATTAAGTTGCAAAAGTATATTAGTAAGCATATGATGGCAATATGCTGCGCTCCATTAGAAGATCAGATTTATTTGAAGTCTAACGGCTTTACTATTTAAGGGGTTTATAATGTATCAATTCACTATCAACAATAAAGTATATAAATTTAAAACATTAAAAGAAGCTAGATTTTATGCTATGTTTAACGTTGGTACTACAATTATTAGCAAGGTAAAAAAATGAAAAGTTTATTAAATACATGCATTACAATATCCGCTATAATTCTGTTAGTTATCCAAGTTACATTTTATCTATAAGGGGTTTTATCATGATCAAATTATCTAAAACTAGTAAGCTTGATGGCATTCTCTCATGGTCATTACAAGCTATTGACACCTGCCCAGGATCTTCAGATGGTAAGGGAGGATTAGTAGATGCATGCAAGGGATGCTATGCCACAACAGGGAATTATAATTTTCCCAATGTAAAAGCGCCCAGGGCATTCAATAGAGAAGATTTTACTAGGCATGATTGGGATCAAGATATGATCAAGGCATTGGATTCTAGCAGATATTTTCGTTGGTTTGATTCGGGCGATATGTTTAGTTTAGAATTAGCAGAGAAGATTTTAGTAGTTATGGAATCAACTCCATGGGTTAAACATTGGATGCCTACACGCATGCATAAATTTAAGAAGTTTGAATCAGTCATTGCTAAAATGCAGGCCTTACCAAATGTAGTTGTAAGATTTTCAAGCGATAGCGTTGATGGTTCTATTATTCCAGGTGTAACCACTAGTACTATATTCTCAGGTGACGTACCTGCAGGGGTGACAGAATGCCAAGCTTATCAACATGATGGTAAGTGCAACGGGTGTAGAGCATGCTATAGTAAGGACGTATCAGTCATTGGATATAAAGCGCATGGGGTCAAGATGGCGAAAGTTATCAAGATTCTAGCGGTAAGAGGTTAATTATGGGTTATATTTATTCAGGTGCTCATAACATGGGCAAACCTCTGGGCAATGCTATAAGGTGCTTACACTGCACCCAAAAGAGAGCTATTCTATACGGCTCAGGGGTTTTATATTGTTGGAATTGTAAGTTAGTTAAGGGTTGATATGTTTAGTTTACGATCTAGTGATGGGGTTATATTGTCGCAAGGTGTAAGCATTGAGAAGGCAATATACATTCTCAATAAAGCCTTACGGGGTAAAGTGTTAGTGTTTAGAGATAACAGTTATTTTTGTGATTACTATATTAAAGGATAAATTATGTCATATGCATATCAATTTACAGGGCGGAAGCCATCTGTTAAGCAAGTACTTGCTAAAGTAAGAGAAGCCCAAAACAACGGGGAAAATTTAATCGAGATATATTGGGGTGAAAACAGTATTACCTTAGAATTAACTAATGGCTTATGGCTTGGATGGGGTTGGATTAAGGATATATCAGGGCAGGGCATTGCAGAAGGTAAGAATGCCTTTATCCGTCATGAGCACAAGCAAACCCTAAACCTTTGGAATACTTAATTATGAGAGATATTAAACGTGCAGGAATGCAGGAGGGCTATTTAATGTCACAAGCTGAAGCGGGAGCATTGCTAGGGCTTAATCAGCGTACTATAGGTAAAGCAGAGCGAAGCATGTTGCAGAAGCTTAGAGGGGGAATCCTTAAGCATGGTATAAGTGAAGCAGAATTCTTTCACTACATCAAACATATGGGAGCATGATCATGTTAGATCTTAATAAGATTATTGAAGAGGCGAGAAAACTAGGCAGAGAATTTACTTTAGAAGATGCTCAGGACGTTATTGATACTTTCCCCTCTTGGGCTAAATGGGAAGAGACTGAAGCCGAGGCCGTAGAAGATTATATAAATGCCTTTAAAGGATAGATCATGGAACATATAAAACTGTTAGCAGATCCAAGCGGATCAGATCGCAATAATTGTGCTCTCAATGCAATGAGTATTGTCCTAGCTAAGCCGTATTACATCGTCTCTAAGACGTTCGAAGAGCATGGTAGGGTAAGGGGTAAGGGTACTAGCGTTCGAGTCATTACGACGGCTCTAAACGTCTTAAAACATGGTACACCTGAGCAAGCCATGAACAATTATCAAATGCCTACAAAATTGAAGGTGTCATTGTCTAAGTTTGCTAAGATGTATCCGAAGGGTAAATATTATGTAATAAAATCACGTCATGCACTTGCTTTAATTGATGGAGTGTGGCATGATAACCAAGTACCTAATCCCAGGTCTTATGTTAAATACTTTTTTAAGGTGGATTAAATGGATAAGAATTATTATTGTAATGAGGTATGGTTTTATAGTCATGCTCAAGCCCTGATGTATGCTGATCACGTACTTAAAACGGAGGGTAAGTATTACGCAGTTTATACTCGATCTGAGATGGATTCTCAAGTAAGAGAGATGGTAAATTCTATAATCAATCATGAATTGGAGTGTGGAAAATGAATAGCTTAGACTTAGCCTATACTGTAGACCTGCTAAGCAGGTTAACTGAATCGATAGAGACGTACGTAGAAGACGATAGATGGGACGGAGTAGACGTAATGCATGCAGAGATTAAAGAAGCTAATAGACTGATACGTAAGTACTATAAACGTGTCAATAAACCACTAGTGGAGGCATAAATGAATAGATATACAGCAGGATACAATAACGACGCTTATTACGAACCTGAAGATGAGGAGTTAACAGAGGAGGAGCTAGAAGAGCTGGAGTGTGCTCTTGATGAATCAGATTTTATTGATGAGGATGAATGGCATGAGGACTGATTTATTTACTGTAGGTGTATTGACATTCACGTTGATTTACTTTACAATACAGGTGCTAATTGCTTACTTTGGAGGTTATTTGTGAAAAAGCTTTATAAGATTATGGATATAGACGGCTCAGTTGTTAGAATATTTGGTTATAAGGAAGAGGCAGAGAAGTTTGCTAATCTTGATAGATCGCTACGGATAGAGACAATTAAGATGATTAGAGAGAAGAAGAAGGATAATAGATATACTTGGGCATATAAGATTTTAGGTGACGGAATCGTCTAAACGTGGTACAATATTAGGAGTGTTAAAATGAGATGTTATTGTTGCGATAGAGCGTTAAGTGATTTTGAGTCTACCCGTAAGAGTGTGACTACAGGGGAATTCTTGGACATGTGCAACAAGTGCTATAGCACAATCAAGGATGATCTATTGTCCGAAGAGCGATACGATTTGTACGACGGTGACGAAGCCGAAGAGACAACAGAAGAGGAAGAAAACTATGACTAAAATAAACGTAAAAGAAAAAGTAAAAGCTATTGACAAAGAAGTAAGCATACTGTATACTCTCTATAGAGTTATACTAAGTAGTCTTAAGTAGTCTTAAGTAGTCTTAAGTAGTCTTAAGTAGTCTTAAGTAGTCTTAAGTAGTATTTATATATTTATGTTTTCTATATAGTTAACTAATAAGGAATTAAGAAGATGGCATGTTTAGATTATGACCACGACCAGGAGCAGGCACACTACCACTTTGCACTAGGTGAGATTGTCTATTACATCTCGCAGTATGGTATCGATGCAGTGATGACAGATATCTATGACTACCTAGAGGTAGAGAAGCAGAAGCACCTAAAGGAAAAGAACAAGGAGCTATGCCTTGAAGACCAATGATTCAGTATTCTTAAAGCATATTGGATGCCCTAAGTGTGGCTCTTCTAACGGGAATGGTCTATTTGATGACGGGCATACTTATTGTTATGTCTGTAAGACCTACGAGAAAGCCCCTAGAGCAACGCTAGAGGATTTGGAAGGGCTAGGTATCACCTCCTTTAAACAAACGCAACAGGAAGGTTCTATGAGCTTTACAGAGGCATTACGAGATGTTGAAGCAGTACATGTAGTAGACCGTGGTATCTCATTGTCTACTATGCACCACTTTGGGGCAGGTTCTGATGGTAAGAACTACTACTTTCCCTATGCTGATGCAGATGGCAAGGTAATTGCAGCCAAGGTACGAGCAATAGAGGAAAAGACATTCAGTATCCAAGGTGACTGGAAGCATGCTACGTTATTCGGGCAGTCTAAGTTTACACCTGGCGGACGTGCTATCACGATTACTGAAGGTGAGTTTGATGCCTTGGCAGTATTCCAGTTAACAGGTTCTAGGTTTCCAGTAGTGTCTATACGTAACGGAGCACAAGCTGCACTCAAGGATTGTCGAGCAAGCTATGAGTATCTTGATTCGTTCGAGAAGATTGTTATCTGCTTTGATAATGATGAGCCTGGCAAGGAAGCTTCTAAGGAAGTGGCTGAACTCTTCGGAGCTAAGGCACACATTTTCAAGCCTAAGAAGGAAGGACTGAAGGACGCATGCGATTACCTTGCTAAGGGATTGAACAAGGAATTCGTAGAGACATGGTGGGATGCAGAGAAGTATGTACCAGACGGTATTGTCTCAGGGTCTAGCTTGTGGGACATGGTGAATCAAGCGGAGGAGAAGGCAGAGGTAATGTATCCTTATCATGGTATCAATGATCTGACATACGGAATCCGTTTCGGAGAACTTGTTACAGTAACGGCTGGCTCAGGACTAGGTAAGTCTCAATTCCTACGAGAGATTGTGTGGCAGATCCTATCTAAGACAGAGGATAACATTGGTCTAATGTTCTTAGAAGAATCAGTAAAGAAAACTGCTAAAAGTTTGATGGCATTGGCTGCGAATAAACCGTTACACTTACCTGATTGTGAGGTTACAGATGAAGAACTTTTGGACTCGTTTAATCGTACTCTTGGTACTGATAGACTGTTTCTTTTTGATCATTTCGGTAGTACTTCTGTTGATAACATTATCAATCGGGTTCGGTTCATGGCTAGGGGCTTGGCTTGCAAGTATGTATTCGTGGATCACGTAAGTATTATCGTATCTGCTCAGGAGTCTGGCGACGAACGTAAAGCAATTGACGAGATCATGACTAAGCTTCGTATGTTGGTACAAGAGACTGGCATTAGTTTGTTTGTGGTGTCACACCTTAAGCGTCCTGAATCTAGGGGGCATGAGGAGGGTGCAGCGACTTCATTAGCACAACTGCGTGGGTCAGGTAGTATCGCACAGTTAAGTGACATGGTGATAGGTCTAGAACGTAACGGACAGCATGAAGATCCTAATGAGCGTAACACTACTTATGTTCGTGTGCTGAAGAATCGATTCAGTGGACTGACTGGGTTAGCATGTAGGTTATTGTATTCACGCAACAGTGGTAGGATGAATGAGTTACCACCAGAGGAGAATAGTTTATGAAGAAGATTTTACTTGCAGTAACACTAGTAATGGTGTATAATATTAGTATGGCTTGCACCACTACAACAATTGTTAACGGAACAAAGATAGTTACATGCACGATATGCCCAACAAGCACAGTCTGTTACTAATCAAATGGTCAGGCACTTTGTTATGCTTGATAGGTATTGCTTTGACTAGCTTTAATATCTATCCAGCTAACATTGTGTTTGGTCTGATTGGTTCAGGATTGTGGACATACGCAGGAGTAGTACAGAACGATTCGCCACTAGTATTAGTAGAAGCAGTAGCAACAATACTATATTTATTTGGTATTATCGTATACATCATTCACGCATTAACATCATGGGGAATTTTATGAGTTTGATTCAACTACCAAAAGTAATCGACGCAGTAAACGAATTAGCCTTGAAGGTACAAAAGCTAGAGATCCAGGTACAATCTTTGCTACAAGATAGGGTTAAGAATGCAACACCTAAAACCAGCAAGAAACCTGATTAGTCTGTTACTCATGTTCGTTGTTGGGTGGACTGCTAAGGGAATTTCCCTTGATATTCAACAACTTACATGTGCTGACTACAGTACTAAGCATGCAATGTGGCAGGGTTTTATCTCTACTAAGAACGGAGACGTAAGGTGTTTCTGGCTAGAAGATAGATACCCTTGGAGAACTAGACAAGGAGTCCCAGTAGAATGACAACAGAAGAATTGATTTATGCACTAGACCAACGCTATGGTAATTCGTTAGCAAAAGACTGTGAGCTAATTCAGGAAGCAACCAAACGATTACAAGAGTTGAATGATATGATTAACAAACCAGTGATTGACAAATGAACGCAGATGAAATAGCACAGGAGTTTGAGGACATTCTTAAAGAAGCTGAAGAAAGACCTTGGGGTAACTTTGAGATTCTTTATGACAATGCTGCAACTATGCTACGTCAGTTTGGTCTTGCAGAAAGTATTATCAAGCAACAACAGATTGAAATAGAAGCGTTGAACGATGAAATTAAAGCATGCTATCAACACATCAAGGAGCTACAAGAGCTATGAGTGAATACACACCTGACTTGTGGACGATTGTACGCATCACCAGCCCCGACAATCCAAGTATTGATAAATTAGTGGGGTCTTGGTACGGAGGTTTTGGCGGTTCAAACGAGTGGCGAATGAATAGTGGTATTAAGAAGATTGTAGAGCATGAGAAACACTACGATATTCACGGCTACTCTGGCAGTGTGTATAAATGCTACAAAGGTAAACGAGGCATGAGTGCCTACACTAATATGGTAATGAACAACATGGCTACACAGCTTGAAGAAGGTGGCTTAGGTATGATGAGGGTAATTAGTATTGAGGAGGCTATCGATGGTTTGGAAATGTCCTCCACTGCACCTACCGAATTGGAATAATGTATGGAAATGGAAACATGATATGATAAAATCTCCATGTGTTGGTAAGTGTAATTATAATCCTGCATTAGAAATCTGTAGCGATTGTGGTAGAACTAAACAAGAGATCAGTACATGGTATGTAATGACTGATGATGAGAAATTAAAAGTACTTGAACGATTGACGGAGTAATATGAAGATAGTACTAGACATAGAAACAAATAGTAAACACGATAAGATATGGTTAGCAGTTACTAGAGACATTGAGACAGGAGCAGTCGTATCATGGAAGGAAGCAAACGGGTTACAAAAGTATTTGGACAATTGCGATTTGATTATCATGCACAACGGAATCTGCTTCGATGCCCCAGTACTGAGAGAGACTTGGAAAGTTTCGATGAAGCCGAGCCAAGTGTGCGATACGCTCGTCCTAAGCAGACTGTTAAGTCCAAGCCTAGAGGGAGGACATAGCCTGGCAGCATGGGGTCAAAGACTAGGGTTTCCTAAAGATAACTTCAGTGATTGGGACGGTGGCTTGACACCAGATATGGAGAAGTACTGTATCCAGGATACACTAGTAACAGAGAAGTTGTATAAACATTTAGTAACAGAATTAAAACAACAGAAGTTTGAACAAAGGAGTATTGATCTTGAGCACAAAGTCCAAGCGATTATCGCAAAGCAAGAACGAAACGGTTTTAAGTTGGATGAAAAGAAAGCTACAATTCTTTTGTCTGAACTTACAAGTAAGTTATCTGCTATTGAAGTTGAGATGCAAAGTATTTTTCCAACCAAAACCATTGAAAGAATCTCCGAGAAAACAGGCAAGCCCCTCAAAGCCAAAGTCGAAGTCTTCAACCCAGGCAGTCGCAAGCAAATCGGAGAAAGGCTCATCGAGAAAGGCTGGAAGCCAGACAAGTTCACAGAAACAGGGCAACCAATCGTCGACGAAGGGACGCTCGAAGGGCTAGATATACCTGAAGCTAAAGCGATCAATGAGTATCTAATGCTCCAGAAGAGAGTAGCTCAAATAGAATCGTGGCTTAAGGCATTAGGCAGTGACGGCAGGGTGCATGGTAAGGTGATAACTAATGGTGCAGTAACTGGGCGTATGACTCACATGTCACCCAACATGGCACAAGTGCCTAATAGTGGAAGCCCCTATGGTGAAGACTGTAGGGATTTATGGACTGTAGATAAAGGATATAAGTTAGTAGGTATCGATGCTTCAGGATTGGAGTTGAGAATGCTTGCTCACTATATGAAGGATGATGCGTACACAAGTGAAGTCGTTTCAGGTGACATCCACACAGCAAACCAAAAGGCTGCTGGACTTGCGACAAGGAATCAAGCGAAGGTCTTTATTTATGCATTCTGCTATGGTGCAGGGGATGCCAAGATCGGGACGATTGTGGGTGGTTCAGCGAAAGAAGGACAAGAACTCAAGTCTCGTTTTCTTAAGAACATTCCGTCGCTTAAAGAACTTAGAGAAAAAGTTAGTCGTGTCGCTAAGAACACGGGAACGCTACCAGGTCTTGATGGACGTAGGTTACAGGTTAGGTCTGACCACGCAGCACTTAACACACTACTCCAGAGTGCGGGTGCGATTGTCATGAAGCAAGCGTTAGTTATCTTGAATGATGAACTACGCAGGGCTAAGATTGACTACAGGTTTGTAGCTAATGTACATGACGAATGGCAGATTGAAGTAGAAGAAAGCAGAGCAGAGGAGGCAGGTATCTTAGGTATCCTAGCAATTGAAGATGCAGGTAAGAAGCTACAGATGCGTTGTCCTCTGGCTGGTGAATATAAAGTAGGTAACTCATGGAAGGAAACCCATTGATGGATGAGATGCGTAAGGTAGTATTTAAACTACTGCGACAAGGTGAATCAGTTACTCAAATCCTTGAGTGGCAAACACAGTTAAAGGAAGAGTTGTTAACAATGAAGGATTATGTACAAGCACTTAAAGATGCGGACTTTGCACCATGAAGGTAGAAGGAATCCCTGCTAATGTAGATCCAATGGTTGTACTAGGTAATGATAACGATCACCTCGTAGTGTACACACACCTAAGTAACGAGGTAGCAATTGAATTACTAGAAAGATCCTTGGAAGTATTAAGGTATGAACAAGAATTAGATAGTGAAAGCAGTAGACAAGTGCATTAAATCGTGGTATAATATATGTATGGGAAAAGCAAATAAAGTATTAACGTGATGCTTTATGTGGAGTGTGAAAATCATGATAAGTAGGGGTATCCCTAGCCACAGCTTAGTACCTTTTTAAACTAAATAGGAGAAATACAATGGAACAAACTAAACCTTTACCGATTCAAGCTGACATTTTCTGGGCTGCTCTTGATGAGCCAAACAAGTTATCAGGAAAGTATCAAGTAGACTTGAGCAATCTAAGTAAGGATGCTGTTAAGACTTTGATGGATATGGGAATCAATGTTAAGAATGATTCTAAGAAACCAGATCAAGGATTCTACATCACTGCTAAGAGCAAGCTCTATCCTATCACTGCAGTAGATGAGCAAGGTAACTTTGTTAAGTCTAAGGTTGCTAATGGTTCTAAGGCAGTAGCTTTGATCAAGCCATATGACTACAACTTCCAGGGTAAGAAGGGTGTTGGAGTAGGTGTTAGCAAGCTCATCATCAAGGAACTCATTGAGTACAAACCTGAAGGTGTTAACTTAGCTGACTTGGAAGAAGAAGCTCTGTAATGCAACATGCCCTGATTGATGGGGACATTTTAGTTTATCGCATTGGTTTCTCCTCTGAAGAAGAGGTAGAAGCTATTGCGATAGCTAGATGTAGTGAGTTCTTAGAAGACATGCTGATGTTTAATGGGTTTGATTCTTATCAAGGATACTTAACTGGTAAGAAGAACTTCAGGAATGAGATAGCTATTACTGCACCTTATAAGGGTAATCGTAAAGCTGCCAAGCCTAAGCATTATGAGAGACTCAGAGACTACATGCAGAAAGCCTGGGGCTTTGTAATGATTGAAAACCAAGAAGCTGACGATGCTATTGGAATTGCAGCATATGAGTATCAAGTAGGTGAGTATTGTATTTGTTCTATTGATAAAGATTTAGATATGCTCCGAGGAGATCACTATAACTTTGTAAAGAATGAACGCTACTTTATCACTGAAGAACAAGGCATCAAGAACTTTTATAAACAAATGCTAGTGGGAGATCGAGTTGACAATATCATCGGTATCAAAGGCATTGGACCAGTTAAAGCGGAAAGGCTACTTAAAGAATGCAAAAACGAACAGGAGATGTATCTTGCTGTCCTGGAAGCCTACGAAGGGAACGCAGAGAGGGTGCTGGAAAACGGAAGACTACTTTGGATACGAAGGGAATCAAACCAGATGTGGACTCCTCCAAGCTAGTGGTAGTACATTGGGTTGATGCTGTCTCTGATGGTGGATGGGAAGAGGATGAGAAGCCTGACATTCATCATGTAGTCACAGCAGGATTCATTATCTCAGAAACTAAGGATGCTATCTGTATTGCTTCTACCGTGTCAGGTACTTTTACTAATGCAAGGATGCATATTCCTAAAGCATGGATTAAGAATAGAAAGGTAATTAAACTTGAAGCCAAGCTCAGCAAAAGCAAAAGGAAGAAAGCTACAGCAGTGGACAAGAGATCAGATACTCAACCGATTCCCTACTCTGCAGCCTGATGATGTACGGTCAACGAGCATGGGAGCGTCTGGAGAGGATGTTCAACTTAGTCCTGTTGCTAGGAACTTGGTCTGTTACACAATCGAGTGTAAGAATCGTGCAGCTATTGCAGTATATAAGGACTATGAGCAAGCGAAGACACATGGACTAGTTGAGCCACTGGTTATCTTAAAACAGAACACCCGTAAGCCACTAGCCCTTGTCGATGCAGAGCACTTCTTTGATTTAATACAGAAGGTTAACGATTTAAAACACCAGGTAGATGTGCTTCTACTAGTGAAAGGAAATAAATGAAAATCTTTATTACATTAACAGAGTATGAGAACGATCCTGATGGTACTAGTGTCTCAGTAAACACAACACTACCTGATGGTTCTAATCATCGTGAAGTAACTGCAGTATTTAATCGTGCTTTGTCTGCATTATATGGATATCAAATCGGAGGTGATTACTTTGACGACGCATCTAGTAATTCCTGATGTTCAAGTAAAACCAGATCATGATTACTCATTCCTTGAAGCGATTGGAAACTACATTGTTAAGAAACGTCCTGATGTTATTATTAACATTGGTGATTTTGCGGACATGCCAAGTCTCTCCAGTTATGATAAGGGAAAGAAATCATTTGAAGGTAGACGATATAAGCATGACATACAGGCAACACAAGCAGCAATGGATACCTTACTCAAGCCACTACGTAATCTGCAGGAACGACAACGTAAGAACAAGGATAAGGTCTACAAGCCACGTATGATACTAACACTAGGTAACCATGAGCATAGAATAGATCGTGCAATAGAGAACGATTCAATGCTTGATGGCACTATCTCAATAGAGGATCTTGGATATGCTAAAGCTGGTTGGGAAGTGCTACCGTTTGAGTGTCCAATCATTGTTGATGGTGTTCTATATGCCCATTACGTTACTGCAGGAGCACTTAATCGTCCTGTTGGATCGGCAGCAGCTATCATCTCGAAGAAGCATCAGTCTTGCGTCGTGGGTCATCAACAAGGCAGACAAGTTGCTTACGCTATTAGAGCAGACGGCAAAACTCTTACGAGCATTATAGCTGGTAGTTGCTATGAACATGACGAAGGGTACATGGGTCCTCAAGGTAACCACTACTGGCGAGGTATTGTAGTGTTGCATGAGGTGAATGATGGTTGCTTTGATGAGATGTTTGTGTCTTTAGACTTTCTTAAGAAGAGGTATCTATAATGGACTGGAGCTACAGAGATTTTCCTGGTACTATAGTATGTCCTCCTCCTAAGTATGTATCTGATGGAGGATATGATGCAAATTATGACTCAAAAGGATATAAAATTTGTAGTCATGAAGAAGCTGAACCTTTTCACAAAGCAAGGCAAGCAGTAGAATGTGATGGAGAAATAACTCTTGAAGAATACTTTAAGAGATTACAGCAAATGACGATGGCAGACGATAAAGATATGGTTAACTCTCCTGCACACTATACACAAGGAGACATAGAATGTATCGATGCTATTGCACAGGTGGTGAAAGATTTAGATGGAATGGAAGCTATGTGTACTGGCAACGCTATCAAGTACCTGTGGCGATGGAAACACAAGAACGGAGTAGAAGATCTGAAGAAAGCACAGTGGTATCTGCAGCGTATGATTGACAACTTGGAGTAACTAGTGTATAATATATGTAAGCAGAAAGTATCTGACGGATTATTAAAACAATTAAAAAGGGCTATGATGATTGGTGATAAAGCAAACGCAAAGAGCAAGGTTAACTTCAATAAGTTCTTCCCTGGTGAGAACTCATTCGTTAATGTAGATGGTGCATTTAAAGATGCTAATGATTGGTGGGTAGATCTTACACTACAAACTGGACTACGTGAGTCTACACAGTTGTGGGTATCAGACTACAAACCAAGCGATTCACTAAAGCAACTACGTGCATTGTTGGAAGCTACTCAGAAAGCTATTGACTTCGCTGAGAAGTGTATGGATTCTAAGCCAGCTAAAATCATAGTAGCTAAGAAGCCAAAGAAGTAAACAGTGACTACTCTTACACTGCCAGAGTTAAAAGAACGGTTGAAGAGTTTAGATGAAGTGATTCTTCTGGAGCTGCTAGATGTGGCTTCAGAAGATTTAGTTGAAACCTTCGGTGATATTATAGAGAATAATTATACAAGACTTCTTAAAGAAGTAGATTGGAATGAAGACGAATGACAGCATACAATATGACACCTTACAATACCTTCATCGCTAAGTCACGATACAGTCGTTACCTAGATGATAAGGGTCGTCGTGAACATTGGAATGAAACAGTAGCACGATACTTTGATTTCATGGAGAAGCACTTAGCTACTAAACAGAACTATACCTTGACTAAAGAGTTACGTGCAGAGCTAGAGCAAGCAGTAGTGGGCTTAGATGTAGTACCTAGTATGAGAGCAGTTATGACAGCAGGTCCTGCGTTAGAGCGTCAGAATGTGGCTGCATTCAATTGTTCTTATCTTCCTATCGATGACCCTAAAGCCTTTGATGAAGCGATGTATATCCTTCTCTGTGGTACTGGTGTTGGTTTCTCAGTGGAGCAACAATATGTTAAGAAGTTACCTGAAGTCCCAGAGCAGTTGTTTGATAGTAAGAGCTCTATTGTGGTGTCGGATTCTAAAGAAGGATGGGCAAAATCACTTCGACAACTCTTGGCTCTTCTTTACGCTGGCGAGATTCCAAAGTTCGACGTATCACGAGTTCGACCAGCAGGAGCTAGACTTAAGACCTTTGGAGGACGAGCTTCTGGACCAGGACCTTTGGAAGAACTTTATAAGTTTTGTGTCACCAAGTTTAAAGGAGCAGCAGGTCGTCGTCTTACTTCCCTCGAGTGTCATGATATTCTGTGTAAGATCGGGGAAGTTGTTGTTGTGGGTGGAGTCCGACGTAGTGCAATGATTAGCTTGTCTGATCTATCAGATGACAAGATGGCACATGCTAAAGCAGGTAATTGGTGGGATGGACAAGCTCAACGTGCGTTAGCTAATAACTCAGCTTCGTATTTAGAGACTCCATCTATTGGACAGTTCATGAGAGAGTGGAGTTCTATTTATGAGTCACATAGTGGAGAGCGTGGAATCTTCAATCGTGATGCTTCTCAGAGGCAAGCTGCTAAGAATGGACGACGTGATTCGACCTATGACTTCGGAACCAATCCATGTTCAGAAATCATTTTACGTCCTTACCAATTCTGTAATCTGTCTTCTTGCATCATTCGTTCTACTGATAGTATCGATGACATCAGCAATAAGATTCGTCTTGCTACGATCCTTGGAACATTTCAAGCTTCGTTAACAGACTTCCCTTACTTGCGTAAGATTTGGCAGAAGAACACAGAAGAAGAAGCTTTGCTTGGTGTATCGATGACTGGTATCTGTGATAATGTATTGTTGAATAATCCTGACGATGTAGACTTACCTAAACGATTGGAGAACTTACGTGATCTTGCTGTTGCAACTAACGCTGAATTTAGTAACGCTATTGGTATTAATCAATCTGTCGCAGTTACAGCGGTTAAGCCTGAAGGAACCGTCTCTCAGCTCTGTAGCACTGCTAGTGGGATTCATCCTCAGCATAGCAAGTACTACATTAGACGTGTGCGAGCTGACAATAAAGATCCTTTAACACAGTTTATGATTCAAGCTGGGTTTGTAGCAGAGCCTTGTGTAATGAAACCTGAGTCAACTACAGTATTTAGTTTTCCTGTAGAAGTTGCTGAAGGTGGTTTGTTGCGTGAAGACTTATCTGCTATTCAACACTTGAAGTTATGGTTACTATTCCAGCGTCATTACTGTGAGCATAAACCTTCAGTAACAATCTCTGTTAAAGAGAATGAATGGATGGATGTAGGGGCTTGGACATTCAAGCACTTTGATGAGGTAACTGGTGTGTCATTCCTACCGATGGATGGTGGAACATACAAGCAAGCACCTTATGAAGAAGTAGACGAAGAAGCCTACAACCGATTGAAGTTACTAGTGCCAGAGACAGTAAACTGGGAGAACTTCAAGGAGTATGACGATAATGTGGAAGGCGCTCAGATGTTGAGCTGTACTGCTGCAGGCGGATGTAGTATTTAGTATGGGCGACACGACTAAATATAAAGTCGAGGATATGATAGGCAAGTCATTTAATAAGTGGCTTGTCCTGGCGTTCTCCCATAAGAATAAAGCAGGAAACTGGTTCTATACTTGTAAGTGTAGTTGTGGTGTCGTGTCTACTGTCTCCGCAAGTAATCTCAGAACTGGAGGTTCTAAGCAGTGTAAAACCTGCTCAGGAAAACAGAACGGTAGACGAGGTATCTATGCACAGAATGAAGGCTCTGGATTGTATGTGATTCGCTGTGAAACCTATTACAAAATAGGAACAACAAAGAATATCGCAGAAAGAGTTAGAACTATTAAGGCAGGAAATCCGTTTGAGTTAGAAATAATGTATTACGGGCTTGGTAAAGGTGAGACGGAAGAATATTGGCATCAGTATTTTAAAGACAAACACCATGAAGGAGAATGGTATTGTCTCGAGGAAAGCGATGTTGATATTATTAAAGCAGGTGGTTGTGAAATCTAATAAGGAAAAGATATGTTACTAGAACTACATTTTATTACAGGGTTTATGTTTGGTATTGAGTGGGTTAACGAGTATGAAGACGCTAACCACTTAGTCCTAGACTTAGGGATTGTACGCTTGATGGGTTCATTCCCTAAAGGTGATACAGAGTTTGAAATCTAAGAATAAAGACGAGTCCCTTGTTTATCAATAATGAGGGCTTGTCTTCTTGGATTATCAGTAGTAGTGTTAGGAACGCTTATATGAGTCCAGGAGTCGAATTCTCTAATCACTTGATCATAGGGTATATCAGAAGCAATGATAGCCTCTACGACCTGTTTAGGGGTCATTCCTGGAACTCTTATATCTGCAGCACATCCAATACGATGTTGACTAGAGTCCTTAGAACCAACCGCATCATTGACTGGTTTAGACCTGAAGGCACTATTAATCATAATAGGCTTCTTTAGAAGCTCACGAACCTGCTCTAGCAACAAAGCTGTACGGATTAGATTAGTAGATTCAGTAGCATTAGGGGTGTTGTCTAGGTTCTTACGAACAGCTACTTCAGAGACAGTTAACTCTTCTAGAGTAAAGTTATCAGTTAGTTTCATTCTCAGCTTCTCCAATCTTAATACCAGTAATCAATCCAATGAAGCCACCAACTATAGTCTGGAAAGCAGGAGCTAAGAGTTCAAACACTTTGTTGTTATCTACTTTATCGTGAAACAAACCAAGTAACATTACTAAAACCATAGACATAAGAATGATAGCTAACGATACAGTAGCTACCGTAGTCATCTTCTGCGAATGGGTCATTTAGTTTCTTTCTCTTTAGACTTCATGTCCATAATCTTTTCTAGTGTACGACCACCAAAGTAGAAAGACATAATCAACATACCCCACTGACCTAGTAGTTCGACATACTTGGTGTTGGTATCCATACCAAAGGCAGACATTAAAGCAAACACAAAGTACCCAGTAAGAATAGCAATCAAAGTCATAGGTCTAATGTTCTTAGACAGCCATGAATCGCTAGTCATATCTGACTGCTGACGCTTAGTCAGTTCTTGTTGCTCTGCAATGTCAGCATTTATCTGAGCTAACTCACCATTCTGTTGCATCTGCAGCAGCTCTAACTGAGCCTTTGCTTTCTGTTCAGGATCTGGGAAGAACTTATCAATGAGTTTAGAACCTACTCCTAGGATTAAGCTTATCGGATCGATGATATTACTCCTTATTGTTCTTCAAAATCACCAAATTGTGGAGTCTCGTCTACTTGTGCAGGTGCTGGAGGAGATAATACTTCTTCCTTGATTGCACCATATAGATAACGAGGAACTACTGAACCAATAATATCAGAAACTTCTTTCATGGTTACAGGGTTTTTTAGTTTAAAATCCATAGTCTTTGTTACAGCTTGTAGTTTCTTTAAACCATCTCTGTCGTTAAGCAATTCAAAGAATGCCTGATCTGTGTCAGTTTTTAACTGAGCAGTCTTAGCACGAGACAACAACCTAATTGCTTTTTGAGTAGTGCTTGAGATACGGTCACGTAGTGTAGAAGCTACATAAGGAACATCAAGACCAGGTACATACTTAGCCAGCATATCTGTTTCTTTGAGAGAGTTAACAGCACCTATCTTAGAAATATCTGCACTGTTGAGAGCATCAGAAATAACCATTAAATCTTTAACTTCTTGCTGGTATCCTGGTCCAAATATTTTATTAATAACTCTAGAATTTTTAGGACTTGTTAAGAAACCAATACCACCGTCAGTACTGTTACGAGCCTTCTCTACTACTTCTGCTTGAATATTACGCAACACAGCTTTAGAAGTTCTCTTATCTACATTCTCTAGATCTTTAGTAATCTTTCCAAAGAAACGAGGATCTGTAAACAAGCGATTGGAAACTTCAGTATAATTAGGCACTGAGAACCCATCAGAGTCTTTAACACCTAAGATAAAGTTATCAGCAATATCTTTCTCGGCTAATTTAACTTTGTTGTCTAACTCAGAACGACGTAGTTTTAAAGCACTGTCGTCAAACAATACTTTTTGTAGTTCTTCACGAGTGCCAGGAAGCTGGTCTAATACAGCACCTTTGTCTTTAATAAAACGAGCTAAAGCTTTAGGATCTACTGCATCATTCTTAATAACCTTCTTATAAGCTTCAGACATAATCGCATTGCTGGCAATTACTTCGCCCTCTGCTCCACCAGCTTTAAGGAACTGACGTAGTGTTTCACCAGACCTAACAATCTGAGGAGCTACTTGATCAGCATATTTCTTAGAATCAATGTCTTTAATGCCTTGTGATCCAAAAGGAATACCAATCTTCTCATAGTAATCTCTGTCGGCTTGTACTAGAGCATCGTTCCATTTACCAGGAATCTGTTGACGAGCACCATCAACTACATCTTCTAGATCATTCAGACGCATCTTCATCTTGTCGTCCATACGTACTGAACGCTGAACACGATTAATCTCTTCTTTCAAGGAGACTACATCTTTAAATGAAGCAGGATAGAACTCACCGTTTACAGGAGCAAAGTTCTTCTGAATAAGCTTATCCATTGGAGTGCCGCGACCAAAGATATCCTGCATGTTATTAGCTTGTACAAAACTGTAGATATCACGAACACCTGTATCAGGAAGCACTGCACCAGCCTTAGAAGCACCTTCTTTGATGCTATCATAAACAGGAGTCATTTCTGCCTTGGCAGCTTTAGAGCGTACTTCTAATAGGCGCTCAGTAGCTTGTCCAATAGCAGCGTTGTCAGGCTCAGGGAACTTTAGAGCTAAGTCATCTAACTTAGTGTCTACTGCTTCACGAAGCTTAATGTTCTTGTTGATCTGAGTTGTTAATGGAGTAGTAGTCCCTTTAACTGGAGTATACCGATTACCAAACAAATCAGTAGCAGCGTTATCAATGTCGCCCATAAAAGTCTTAAGAGTATCTTCAAAAGACTTACGCATTCCTGCATTGGTTTTTACTAAGCGAGTAACTTCTTCTTTTACTAACGGATTCTCACTCATAGAAACTAATAGGGGTACATTCCCTGTCCCTACTTTGTTTCCAATACGATTAAATTCAGTTACTATCTCATCAATACTACCTTCAGGAACACCTTTAGCTATTAACTCTAGGAATCTTTTAGTTGCACCAGAAGCATAAGCCTGACTAGCTGCATCAGGGTCTGCTTTAACCATCTTATATTTCTCTACCAATTGACTAGCCATGTTAGTCATAGACTTAACACCAGTCTCTATAGCAGTAGATGTAGGTATACCAGCAACAATACCAGTCAGTTGCCCTATTGCTTTACCTTCTTCAGGGGAAATTACTTCAGGATAAGCTTTACCAACTTGCTCACCAACAACACCACCTGCACCCGATGTAGCGCCCATTCCAAACAACCCACCTGCACGAGCAACTACAGGAGCTACTTTTTCAGCCGTCGCTACACCAGTCTTTAAAGCACCAGTACCTAGATATCCTAAAGGATCTGAAAGCATACGAGCACCGCTACCAACTACCTCAGCTAAAACACTAGGAGCAACCTGCTCAGGAACAGCCCCAGTAACAGTACCAGCAGCCTCTTGGAGACGTTTTACATTCTTAGTAAACCTCTCACCCATTCCACCTTGTGTAGGCTTTCCTACGAGCGATTTAATAGGCTCTGTAACGAAGGTATCAATAATAGCTTGACCCAATACAGCAGTATCAGTTAACCCTAGCTTAGCCTGGTTAGCAATATACCCAAAGTTACTGAGCTTTTGTTGTGGATTCTGAGGAACTACTTCAGCATCAGCGTATTGACTCCAAGGACCTGCAGAGACAGTTACAGAAGATGTAGGAGCAGCTTCAGGAGTTGCTGCATATTTTTCCCAAGGACCAGCCATTATAGTGCCTTCCAGTTTTTAGGATCTGAAGGGTTTCCACCCAAGAATTTATGATTATCTACAACAGCACCAACAGAAGGAGCAGTTACTTTAGGTTTTACATTGTATCTAGGAGGCAGTATAGATTTTTGTGTCTCAGGAGCAATCTTACCTTGTTCCAATACTGTAGTAGCTTTCTTAAGACCAGTATTGTATTGCTCTGCGTACAACCCTTCTATTACTTTCCATCCTTTTAAGATGTCATCAATTTTAGCATTAGTTGGAGCACCAGTAAAGAACTTATTTACACCATCAATAGCATCTGCAGCAATACCAGAAGAACCTAGAGCACGTTCAAAGTCTTTATTACTAATTTGACTATCTTTACCAACAAAACCTGCGACTTCTTTTTGAAATGTAGGCAGTAGTGAAGGATTATTTTTTACACCTTGACCAGTACCTGCAATAATCTTAATTTTATTTAATTTATCAAGAGGTTCTTTAGTGTAGTCACTTACAATATCTTGAGCTTGTTTAATTGTAGTTAAAGGTACTTGACCAGGAGCAGGAGTTGCACTGGCAGCAGAAACTCTTACTTTCTTCTCAGTCTCATACTTATCGTATAACTGAGCAGCAACCGCATTGATTTGCTCAGGAGTAGTAGCTCCCATTTCTTGAGCTTTCTTTTGAAAGCCAGCAAACAATTGTTGATTAACTTGTTCACCAATATTAGGGGTCTTCTTCTCTAACTTGTCTGCAATAGTAGCTTCATTCAAAGCAGCTTTCTGATACTCCGCAGCAGCACGAGGAACAATAGCAGCTAACTGAGGATTACCAGTCTCTTGTGCTCTCTGTTGTAGTGCAGCAGTGTATTCTTTTAGTCCAGCAGCAGTGTTTAAGTTAAACTGACCAGCAATTGCAGTAGCTTCTTTATTAGCAACTAATGCAGGATCTTGAATATCAAACAATCCTCTGATAGCAGAAGTACCTAGTTGTCCTAAAGATAACCCGATCTTCTCATAAGGAGAACCAGCTTGACCAAATGCAGTAGCAAAGCGTTGTTGATTAGCTTGATTTATTTCTGTAGGATCGTAACCAAACAATCCTGGTTGTATTGTAGCCATATCTATTCCTTATCAGTTGAGTCTAAAGTTACCAAAACCACCAGATCCTGCACTAAAAGCACCGCCTGGTTGTAACTGACTCATACCATTAGTAGAGAAACCTCCAGCTCCCGCACCACTGAATGCACCACCAGCACCTGCCATTCCAGCAGCACCTATTAGACCACTAAAGAAGCCAGCATTAGCTGCATTAGCAGCCTGTGTAGCACCATACTGAGTCTGAGCAGATTGGTTCATACCGCCTTGATACATTTGAGCACCAGCAGTCTGTCCTGGCTGTTGAGCCTGACCTAGTTGTAAACCTAGTTGATATGGTTGTTGAGCTAGTTGTTCTGTATTACTAGACAAACCAAGAATAGTTTGTAATGGAGAATATGCCTGAGCAGTAGTAGCAGATTGTGTACCAAGTAACTGAGCACCAGTACCAAACAAACCAGCACCAAAGGCTTGACGCTGTTGAGCAGCTTGTTCAGCACCTGCAGATAACTGTAAATTCTGCTGAGCTAATGAGTTGTAGTAAGCTTGTAGTTCAGGATTAGAAGACTGCATACCGCCTGCAGTAGTCCCTCCAGTAGCTAAACCAGAGCGACCAGTCTGAAATAGCTGATTACGAATATTAGCAAGTTGTTGTTCTTGTCCAGGAGCTAAAGCAGCTTGCTGTGTACGCATGTAATCTGCACGAGCTTGCTCAGGAGAAGTAGCTAAGTAACCTTGACCTGATTGGAATAGTTGCTGAGCAGCAGGACCTAATGCTTGTAGTTGTTGAGCTTGTTGTTCAGCAGATGTAAAACCACCACCATACTGAGACATTAAACTCTTTTGTAGAGCAGCTAACTCAGGAGCAGCAGTATATCCTGCACTAGACACATAAGGCATGCCAGTAGCTGGATCAATCTCACGAGTAAACTGAGATGAACCAAAAGCAGTAGTCATTCCTACAGGTCTAAACGCTGCTGCTGCGGATGAGTCTCTTGCTGCTTGAGCTTGCTTAGCTGCTGCTTCAGCACCTGCTGCTTTAGTACTACTCGCCCCTGTGAACGGATCTGCTATTGCACTAACAATACTTCCCATTATTTGCTCCTAGTGAATACATCGTATTCTATATTATTAAACGTAACTTTGTTAAACTTATTCCATCCTGTAACCTTACCAAACTTAGCAAGCTTAGTATTGTCTATTGCTACTAACGCTACTAAAGGTACTGATACTATGTACTGCAGTAAATCTAAATCTTCTAGGTACTTCTTCTTAACTTCTTGTGTCCACTTATGTACATCAGAGTGAAACCACAACATACCTTCATATAACTCTAAGTACATTGTGTAGTCTTGTCTGTTGACTACTGGTACTTTAATCATTAAGGTTTAGTTGGTACTTCTGGTCGTGAGATCTTATCATTAAATACCAATAACCATATAAGAAGCACTGTGTAGTGAACCTGAACCACTCCAGCTAAATGTTCCTGTTACTGTTGTATTAGCAGAACCTGTATAACGATAGAGTATTGTTCCTCCACATCCTGAGTTACGATTACTATATTCAATTGTCTGTGTATATTTAGAAGCTACATTACCTCCGCCAATATCAAGGTATCCAGTAGCGCCACCAAAGTTACCTACTTGAGCCAATGTTAGAAATTCAACAGTAATCAAAGCAACACCAGAACTACCTGTAGTGATATTAAATGTACTTCCATTACTAAGACTGCCAGTAGAAGACGATAAAGAAGCAGGTGCTGCAGAAATCCATGTACTTCCATTAGACTTAAGGACATTACCATTAGTACCAGGAGCTACTAAGTTACCGTTCAAAGCTGAAGCACCGTTACCAAGAACAACACTATTAGCAGTAATAGAAGAAGCACCAGTACCACCATCAGCCACAGCTAAGTCAGTAATACCTACGATAGTTCCACCAGTAATGTCTACTGCAGTTTTATTTTGAGCAGCCATAGTACCAATAGTGCCTAGAGCAGTAATCTCTTGCTTAACATATGCTGTATTAGCTAACTGAGTAGTATTAGAACCAGTAGTTGCAGTAGGGGCTGCAGGAGTACCTGTAAATGTAGGAGATGCAATGTCTGCTTTGGAACTAATAGCACCTGAGATAGCGTTAAACTCATTATCTATCTCTGTACCCTTGACGATCTTGTTTGCATCGCCTGTAGGTAGTGTATCTTTAGTGGCAAAGTTCGTTGCCTTGGTATATGAACTCATAATGTTTTACCTTGTTTAAGGAAGAAGTCAATCTTTTGAATGGATAAAGGAGTACCGTTAATGTCAGATTCAAAGCCTAACTGCAGTACTGTACCTGAACCTGAAGCTGGAATGTTTGCAATATCTAATGCAATACCGTTAGTGTAAGTAGCTCTGTTGTATTCTGCTGTACCATATTCGTATACTTCTACTCTCTGTAGTACAATACCACGAGAGAAGTAGTTACGAGTATAATCATAACCCCACTTAATAGCGATAGGCTGAGCAGAACCACCAATAGCAGTTACATTAATACGCTTAAGGATCTTGTTAGTTGTAGCAGATCCAAAGTCAAAGTAGTTAGTAAAGTAAGACATACGATATGTAGAAGTATTATCTTGATACCCATCATACTTACCGATGTATCCTTTTTGACCTGTATATAGTTCTCTGTTAGAAGTCATGCAGAATGCAGTAGGAGCTATTTGTTTCCAGATAGTAGTTCTTGCTGCACCATTCTGTAATACTCCACGAGTATCGAAGCAATAAGCAAACCCTGTGCCAGGAAGAGACAATAAATAGAAAGCATCAGTAGGATAGTAGACAGCTTTAATGTTAGCTAGTGTCTCACTATTAACTAAAGTGATTAGTTCATCACGTACATTCTTAGATACATCTCTGAAAGGTAATGACTTCTCTTGTACTAGTCTCTGTAAGGATTGAACACCAGTCTCAGATAAGAATAGAATATCTGTACCTGCTACTGATTGAACTGAGTCACGAGCAATACAACCAACACCAGTAATAGTATCAGATAATGTAATAGTACTAGGAGTACCAGCACCAGAGTAGATGACAATATGCTTCTTACAGAAGATAATCAAGAAGCCATTATGCTGAGCTAATGCTACAATCGGATCACCAGTAGGGATTACAGCACTAATGTCTAGCTTACCTGCAGTACCTGTAGTCCAGTTAGAAGGATCTTGTAAGTCACTGAAGTATACAGTCTGTGTATCATTAGCAGATACGTTAGCTACCCAAAGTCTACCAAAAGCATAGATACCACAGGAAGGCATGAAGTCAGATACAGTATATCCATTAGAGAATGTAGCTATATCTCCTAGTCTTTGAAAGCCATAACCATCTACGTGTGTATGCGGAGGAGTACCTAGCTTGTGCATCACTAAAGGAGGCTGATTAGCTTGTAACCAAATAGCATGAGCAGAAGCAGAGTTACCTGTACCTAAAGGCATGTTCAAGCACTGCCAGTTATCATCACTAATAGTATAACTAATAATGTTAATAAGGTTTGCTGCACCTGAAGTAGTCTCTGAAGAAGGAGAAGTAAAAGTAAAAGCACTTCCACTTGTTACTGTAACAGTATAAATACCTTCATCTGCAGTACCTGAAGTAGGTCCAAAGTAGACCCTATTACCAGTAGAATATCCATGACTAGAACATGTTACAGAAACTGTAGTACCTGTCTGACTATAACTTACTGCAGATGCTGCATGGAATAAAGTACCACCTACAGGATACTCAACATAAGCACCTGTTACAGGGTGTGTACCATATATCTTATTACCACCTGCAGCAAAGGTTAAATTATTGTCTGACTTAACAAATTCAAATACAGTACGGATAGGGGCAGAAGACGCTAACGCTGTAGGATTAACCTTAGTCCATCCCTTACGAGCACCGATACGACCATACTTATCGATCACACAGTTGTAAGCTTCTAATGCAAATCCACTATCTAATTGAATAGAGCTATCCTGAGTGTTTAACCCAGAAAAGCCAGGAGCTGCAATCGAGCCAGTGACTAGTTGCTCAGCCATTTAAACCCAATCCCATGACTGCTCTTCAATATAACGTCCAGTTTCGATTGCTATAGCGTCTCCAAGCGACTGAGTGTAAAGAGTATACATCTCCCCTGACTGAATGCCTCCATCCTCACCACGCTCCGCTAAAGCCCTTGCAACGGCATTAAATACTACAGGCTCATGAGGAACTAGCAATACATCAGAGTCAGTAGCTAAAGGTACTTGTGGTTTGATTACGTTAAAGCGAACATCATACACACCATCAGGGATAGGGTATAAGTCTACCTGAGTATCTCCATTGGAGTTAGTGCCGTTGAAGTTATAGTAACGAGGAGAACCCTTCTGAGTACCAGTAAGGAGGAATCTTTCATCCATCCACTTAGTAGGGGCATTTAAGACTGTAGCATTGCTGGTATCGTTTAATACATCGATAACCCTGAATCGTTGTCCAGAACCAACAAGTACATAATTGAAGATATCTGTAGCAGTTACTGCAGTAAGGGTGTCAGATAAGGCATTCCAAGGATAGGCATCTTCTGTTTGACGCTTAGCATCATTAACAAATTCACCGATCATCTTAGAATAGGCATTATCAGCTACAGAAGAAACCTCAGTCTCTCTCAGCCTACGTAACACGCTATTGACAAGTTGAATATAGTTCATGTAGTCCTTGGAATATCAATATATTATAACATACTTTTGCTTAAAAGTCAAGCATTTATTACTTACAATCCCACTTCCTGAGTGCTAAGGCTTTCCTGGTAGGTTTACCCTTTTCATCCTTCATAGGACCAGCTACACCACTCATACGAGCACAGAAGCTTTTACGACGTGCTGCAGACTTAGGAGACTTTGCAGCCTCTTTAGCAGACACTGGTGGCTTTAGCTTAGATCCAGTAGTCTTATTATAGTGATCTCTACCTTTTTGGTTAAGACCACCTTCAGGGTTCTGAAACGCTTTCTTAGGCATTATTTCTTCTTCTTTGCTGTCTTAGCTGAGTCTTTGAAGTCTTTAGCGGTAGGAGCACCTTTAGAGCCTACCTTACGCATCTTCTCACCTGAGCCTGCCTTGATACGTGCTTTCTTGGCTGCGATGTTGGCATAGAGTCCTTGTTTCATTTCTTAGCTTTCTTCTTAGTTTTACCAGCAGATGCAAGAGCAATAGCTACTGCTTGTTTTTGAGGTTTACCTTCTTTAACCATCTTAGAGATGTTTTTACTTACTGTTTTCTCTGATTTACCTTTGTATAACGGCATTGCAACTCCTATAGGTGTTTAATAATCCAGTCTTTAAATAATGTAATAAAGATACCGATACCACTAGCAATAAAAGCAACACCACCTAAGAAACCTTTATACCTAGTCATCTCATCTTTAATCTCGTGCATTAGCTTTAGCATCTCTGCATGGTTATCTTCTAAGTCTTCTACCTTAGTCTCGATAACTGCTATGCGTTCGTAGTGGTCTGTCATATCACGCTTTCAAAGCATCAATCTGCTCTTGCAACTTAGCAATTTGTTCTTCTTTAGTTGGCTGAGTAGCTAACCATTCTGCGTACTGGGCTTGTGCTTGTGTTACTTCTTCGGCAGTTAGTTCAACTACTTTGCGTTCACCAGTAATCACATCAATTTCTATTCTGTTCATGGTTTACTCGTAAAGAATGTTGATTGAACCAGCGTCAAAAGTGTCTGTGCCATTTACTGTGGTGATGCGAACTCGGTCTAAAACACCTGATAATGCAACATTTCCACCCATCCAGTATGCAGTAGTAGTAACTGGAGAGCCAAATGTTCCTGTAGCACACCATAAATTTGTGGATGAATTCATCAATCGAATTGTCATTGCGCCTTGTAAAACAATAGTAGAGCCACCAGTATCAAGAGCGCCAAATCCAGTTGTAAAGTTTGTGACAGAGTTACCGCTTACACTGTTACTACCGCCAGCAGAACCTAAATATCCTGAAGTGGTTGGGCTTCCTGAACCAATTTGTACAAGTGGAATTGATGAACCGCTTACGCTTGTTCCGCTAAAACAAACAGTAATGCGCTTAACCCAGCTAGGGATGCTAGTAAAGTCAATACTTGTACCTGATGTAGAAGCTACGGCAGTACCAGCAATAAACGCACCGCTATTGTCTAAAACCCCTGAACTGCCTGATAAAGTTAACGGCATGATTACACTCCAGCTTTAAGGCTACGCAATTGCTCTAAAGTCGTTGCAGTAAAGTTAGTTACATCACGTAAACGCTGTTTCTCAGCAACGATAGCAGTAGTATCTGCACCTGATTCTAAAGCTCTTTGGAAGGCTACATCTTGTGCAGCTAACAAAGGCTCACGCTCTGCTCGTAAACGCTTCTTAGTGAGTTCTGTGGCTTTGGGAAGGCTAACAGTTACTACTCCGTCAGCTAGTTCCCATGCATCGTAGAAGTCATTAGCGGTTGGAAGTGCTGAAGAATCTACAATGATTGCACCTTTAGGGCAGTCTTTAGCTTGAACCGCCTCAATAGACAATTCACCAGTAGGAATACATACGCTAACACCGCCAGCGTCATTAGAAAATACGATACATTGGGTCATTTAAATCTCCTTAAAGTCCATGATTGGCAAAGCTGCCGTGATATTTATTTCTAGCTTCAACAGCAACTAATTGGGCAAGCTCTAAATCTTCAAAGTCGCCAAATATTTTACATTTTTTATTTATCTGCAAACGAACACGCCATAAATTTTTAGATTTATCAAAAGAAACGCCTTTAATTCCAGATGTATTATCTTTTCTCAATTTTGCATTTCTTTGGTTTTGTTCCATAGTTGCTAATCGTAAATTTTCAATACGGTTGTTTGCTGGGTTTCCATCAATATGGTCAATTACGCCATTACATTCACCATTAAACATCTTATACACAATTCTATGCAGCAAGTAAGATTGTTGGTCAAGAAACACAGTTCTGTAATTTAGTGTTTTTTTATTGTCTGCAATATCACCAATTTTAATTCTGTTTGCCATGGGGTGTGGCTTCACTTTCCAAAAAAGCGAACCGTCTTTGTATTCAAACACTTCGTGAAGTCTTAAATATGATGGCAGTGGTTTCATTTTTAGAGCACAGCTTCAATGCTGATTTCGCCAGTAGGGATGCAAGTAGATACACCACCATTAGAGTTTGAAAATATGATTACTTGTGTCATTTTAAGTCCTTTAAGTTCCAAAGATTGTTGCATTAAC